GAACCAAATCCTTGACCTTGATTAGCTCCATATGGTAGTCTATATGCGTTTACTGTTGCGTTTGTTAAAAATAAAGGCTGTGCTGTCTCGTAAAAATATCTTTCTGCTGCATTTGTTGGGGTTCCAAAAATACTTTCCCATTCTGATAGACTTGTAACTGTAAGAATTTCATCTGTGGGGCCTTGGGGAGCATAGCCGGCAACTAAAATGCTTGTACCAGTCGGTATGTTTAATGTTCTGCTTAGATCAACTTCATTGATCTGGACACCGGGTGACGTAATTGAGAGAGCCATATGTTATTATTTATATTTTTTGGAACAACTTTTTATATTAAACTTGCGAAGAATTGAGAGAACGCAAATTCAAAAGTTGTTTCCATCTCACCTGGGTCTCTATAATTGTAATCAATACTACCTAAAGAAACTGGAAAAGCTTTAGTGTAAGTAAATTTAATAATGTTTTTATCAAATTCATCCTTACCGTAAACAGTTAAATCTGTTTGATAAGCTTGAGGTTGTAATTTTGGATTTAATGTACCAGATTTTTTTACTATAGATTGATCTGGTACTATTTGGTTAGCATCATATAATGACTGTTCTTCATCATTTAATAAGTTAAGCCATGTATATAACATCCAATAATTGTTAAATTGATTATCAACAGTAAAGTTAACGGATATGTTATCATATGGTGGTCTGTTATTAGATGAAGCTTTATAATTTTGGCCTGAATAACCTGCTGTTACTTCTGGTACACTAATTTGTGGTATAACTGAACCATAAACTGAGAATTGAACTGAATTTTGATTGACAAGGCCTTGCTCTCTAACTGATAAATCATTAGTATTATAGTTTCTCAATATAGGGGGTAAAGTAAACACTAATAGAAATTTGTCTTTCCTACTTTTGTTTAATGTAGATTGTTGATATATTGTTTGATCTGCCATTAGTTTAGAGGTTTGTAACCCATTGCTAATAACGCTGTTAAATCGTCATCACCTTGCTCTTTATCTGACATAAGCGTTGGCATTGCTGAGGAGCCACCGTTTTTATCATTATAAAAAGAGTTAGAGTTAGTAAAATATTTAATACCAAAGTCGTGTAACCTTAATTTTAAAGGTCTGCCATTGAAGTCAGTTTGTATGATTTCAAAATATCTTTCAGCTAATCCTTTCTCTAATAATATAAGAGACCAAACTAAAGACATTACCTTGTCATCGTGATAGCCAGCGCCTTTTTTAGCTGACCAGGTACCATTTGCATGCCTTACAAATGACTTAAACTCTTTTAATAAACTTAAATCTCTAATTTGCACAACTTCTAACTGGTTAACCCAATATCTCATATTAGTAATGCCTGCATATTTTGTATTTGTATGAGATATAATACCAAGCATAGATTTTTCTCTACCTGCTGTAGATGCCCCCCATGATACTATATTATCATACTCAAATTGTGTTCTTAACCCATCCACAACTTGAGCTCCACAGTTATTTCTCTCTATGCAAACAAGTGGTTTACCCCATTGGGTTAAAATTTCATTTAACTTACTTGTAAAGTTAACTGGAGATATTCCATTGTTACTATAACATGCAACTTGTTTTATACAAGTTAAATCTGTTATGTCCATTATTTGTATAACTGAAGCATCTTTGTCTATACCTTCACTTACATCAACCCCCACTACATAAATTTTATTATCTGAAGGTTCTTCCCAAATATGGTACATATTCTCTTCCATAGAGTATATGGGTTGTCTAATATATACAGAAAGTTTTTCATATAATGAATCATTAATGGAACTTTCCCCTGAATCTAGGAACTCACAATTAAACTCTTGATTGAATGCATCTTGACTACCAATAGTTGCAATTGTTTCTATTTTCCACTTTTCATCTCTACCAGGAATTTCATTCCATAAAATTTTATCACTTGCCCAACCGTTTCTCCCTGTCTCTGCTCCGGAATATAAATTGTGGAATAGATTACCGGTACCATTTGCAGTTGAAGCTATAAAGATTTTAGATTTCTTAGACGATGAAACGATTGGATATACTGATTTCCAAAATTCATCAACTAAATGCGACTCAATAAACGCCAACTCATCTAATATAAGAACATTTATAGATTGACCTCTAGCAGCAGTACCTGTCGTGGTAGATATACCAATTCTACACCCATTTGCAAGGGCCATTGATGTTTTAGCGTATTCTACAACACCTGGTTTTAACCAGTTTGGCAATTCTTCATATGCTAAACGTATTCTTCTAAAGATTTCAATGGCAGTACCTTCTTTATTTGCTACAATTAATATAGCTTGATCTTTTTGAAAGCACGCAACCCATAATGCATAGATTGTCATCAAAGTGGTTTTACCAATTTGTCTACTTGCAAGTAATATAAAGAATCTATTATCGCGCATTTTACGTAATACTCTTTTTTGACATAAATGCAAATCAATTGTCTGTTTACCCTCGTCTAGTGATACTATATAGAAGAAATTTTCAGCAAAATGGAGTATGTTTACAGCGCACTTTTTTAAGTCTGCTAACATATCTGGTGTATACTCAAATTCTGAGTCTACTGCAGGCAGATTTGGGTTATTAAGATAGTTTTGTTTGTTTTTAAGCACGAGAGACATAAATATTTAACATACTATGGCACATAATCTATTAGAGATATGGGATACTTACAACACTAAGGTCCTTAATGAGAAAACACTTCCAAAAGAAACTGCTAAGTTTGGAAAAAAGCCAGGCAAGGGACCTGTTCAATTGAATAACCCTAAAGCAGGTGAGATTGCACACCAAGATACATCTGGACCTGATGTTACAGGTAATTTTGATGGACCAGCATTTAATAGAAAGATTGACGATCTTAAGACTATGACGCCAAAAGATAAGGCTGATAGACCTTACGTGAAAGATCTTAACGTTTTTGATGTGGATGAAAAATTTGACAAAAATATTGAGAAATCTACAAGCACAATAATAAATAATTACATGAAATCTACTTTTAATCAGTTATTCGAAGAAGTTATGGGTGAAGACGATAAAGATCTAGCAGCACTTGGTGTTACACCAGATGCAGGATCGCACGGTGAAGAGGGAATGAGTGAAGAAGTCACTATTAAGTTATCTCCTCATCATATTGAATGTCTTAAAGAAATTTTATCGCAATGTGAAGGTCACGGCGATGAGACAGAAGGTGAAGTTGAAATGACAGACGAAACCGAAGCTCAAGGTGGCTCAGAGGAAGAAGATGCAGAAGAGGAAGATTCAGAAGAAAGTGAAGATGGTGAGACCATGAAAGAAGCATCTGGTGTTCAATATAAAGTAACATCACCTGAAGCAGATGGAAAAGAAGTTCCAGATAATGATGGTTTACAATTAGTCGGTCCTAAAGGAAAATTTAACGTTGCAGAAACGCAACCAGGTGAAGAAACAAAGAAACATATGAAAGCTGGCGCTAAAAAGGCTGGTATGCAAGGTTTCAAATATAAAACAGATGCAGGTTCAGAATTAGCAAGCACAGTACCTATGATGACAAAGGTAGGAGCAGGTTCTAACGTACCAAAGAGTGCAATTAAGGGTAATAATCAATTAGCATTTGGTATTAGCACATAATAGTTTATTAAGTAGATTCAAAATTAAGCCGCTAGCAATAGCGGCTTTCTTTTTGTTCCATTAAATATTAACATGATGTTATTCAAAGAGTTTCACAATGCACAATTAAGCATGAATGGAGTTACTCCACATCACCGTAAACCAATGATTGGTAATTCAGATGGTACTAAGAAACATCTTAATACGGTAGCAGCTAGGTATAAGAAAGATAATACAAAAAATCACAAAATTGAAATGTTAAAAACAAGACCGGGTAGGTTTCATTGTGATCCAAAAGACTTGCAATATATACAACAAACATTTTTAAAAGGTAGAATGCCTACAACACATGAAATGAAAATTCTTGGTGGTAAAATGAATATAAAATTTTATTTTGACAGACAGCATGGTAAGTGGGTAATAGAAAAGCAATAATATGAGCGACTGTCCTGCAAACCCCAACCAAACGTCTCCTTGTTGGCCAGGAATAGTAGATAGTGATAATACCGTTTTTAGATATGTAGATAAAACTACTACTGGTAATGAACAATACCTATTTAGTAACTATTATAGAGAACAAATTTCACAGTATGGTACAAGATTAACCTACTATGTAAATGCATATAATGTATTAAGTGCAGATAATTTCTACGGAGAAGATCCAACACAATCCTATATGCCAGGGGTCGTAACAATTGCAATTGTTGAGTTGGCAGAAAATGCAAATATACTTTCTAAGTTTGGTTTCCAAGCAGACGATACAATTACAATTCGTATGCATATATCTGCTTTCCAAAATGCATTCTACGATTTAGGTATTGGTTATATATCACCACAACAGGAAAAAAATCCTCCTATACCAGATAATATTAATACGGAAGATTGCTTAAACATTAGAACAGAATTAGCTAATGTTTGGGAAACGCAATATAAAAACACCCAACCAAAATCTGGTGATGTATTTGTCTTGACTGAATATGGTGAGGGTAGAGTAAATCCAAGAGGACCAAAATGGTTTGAAGTTACTGAAATTTTAGATGAGGATATTTCTTACGCAAATCAGTTAGGTGGTCACTATACTTGGATTATAAAAGGTAAGAGATATGAATATAGCTTTGAACCAGGTTTATCTGCAGAACAGGCCGATGCACAAGTGTTCGACAATTCATTCAGTGGTATACTTTCTGGTGGTTCACAAGATCCTTCTGCTCCAAAGGTTTACGATGAACAGGATGCTGAACCAGGTGTTGTACCAGCATTGCCATCAATTAATGATGTAAGTGCTGCTCAAGTATTTAACCAACCTAGGAATAACAATACAAGTGTCTACGGACAATATTAATCATGATATTCCTGGCAATATTTGTTTTATTGGCTTCCCTAGGTATTGCAAGTGTTGCTGCCTATTTTAGTATATCTGGTCTTTCTTTACTGTTTGTAGGTTCAGGAGTATCAATTGTATTAATGGGTGCAATGTTAGAAATTGGTAAGCTTATTACTGTTACCGTTTTACATCAAATGTGGGAAAAGATGAGCGTTTTTCTCAAAGTTTATCTTGTTGTTGCTTCAATGGTATTAAGCATTATAACATCTTTAGGTATCTACGGTTACCTTAGTAATGGGTATAATACAATCTCAGTTAAAGTTAACTCTCTTACTGAACTTAAGAGTGGTAACAATCAAAAAATAAAAAATTTATTGAGTGATAATAATAAACTTAGCAATTATAAGCCAAGTACAAAAGTTGAAGATGATGTAAGTAAGGAACAAAGTGTGTTTACAACACAGCAGTTATCTTTAATAAAACAAAAAGAACAAAGAATAACAGAAATAAGGAACAATATACATTATAACTTAAAAAAAGCTACAGATGATCAAAATAATGCTAAATTAGTATTAGAAGCCGAAATTAATAAGGAACTATCTCAGGTGCCAATCTATAATAATAGGTTACAGATATTAGACAAGGAAATTCAAACCTGGTTAGATCAAGGTACTGGGGGTTTTTTCAAAGAAAATGGTTTAGATAAAGCAAGAATAGTAAAAGAGTCTCAACAGAAAGAAAGAGACTTAATTGATACGCAAATTAAAAGCATTCATAATAACGTTGATCAATTAAGAGTTAATTATAATAAGAGTGTAACTGATATTAATAATAATTTAGATACACAAAATAAAATATTAGAAAAACAAATAAACGACATACAAAAAGAAATTACTACAGACAAGCAAAATATTTTAGATAATGAAAAACGTTTACAGGTAGTAGTTGCTGAACAAATTAAAAAAACTGATAATATAATCAAACAAAACAATTTAAAAATTAATGAAAATGAAAAAACTGTAGCTGAATTATATAAAAATAATGATGATATAGATATAAAAATTAATGAAACAGATGTTAATACATTTAAATTTGTAGCTAAAAGTTTAGGTATAGAATTAAACAAAACAGTTAACTACTTTATATTAATGATTATATCTGTTTTTGATCCTTTAGCAATTACCTTATTAATTTGCTTTAATCATATTTTAAAATATAGAGAAAAGAAAGAGCCAAAAAAAGAAATTGTTGTAACAAAACAAATAGATACACCTAAACCTACATTACCAACTGTAATGTATCCAATAGCTACACCGCCAGTACCAACACCATTACCATCATTAATAATATTGCCTTCTGTTTCTCCTTCACCTTCACCATCACTTTCACCATCACTTTCACCATCACCATCACCTTCACCTTCATTAACTACAACTGAGGTATTATTTGATGATGGTGTAATTGATGATAAATTTCCATTTAAACATTTAGAAAATGGTGATATAGTTTATAGAAACTATCCGCAAGAAATTAATTAATTTTCAAAGAAAGAAGACTTAGCGTGGGTCACATCTTTACCTAATTTTTTCCAAGCTTTAACTTGATAACGCATATCTTTTTCTCTTGCAACAATATATTTGTGAAATGCTAAAGGTTTAATCCAAACTGAGCTTTTATCTGGGTTAATACCTAATTGTTCTGCTTTATCACAAGCAATATTTACTGCTTCATGTAAGCAAGCAAATCTAGATAAAAAATTTACAGTTGTGTAATCGTAAACAATATCTTTAATATCCTTAATTGCTTCTCTAACGTGTTCCGGTTCATTGATTTCCATATAACGATTGTAATAGTTTTCCCATTAATTGTATTTTGAGATCTTTATCGTTGTATTGGTAATTATTAAGCAAATTAAACAAACTAAATACTAAATCTTTTGTAATTTTTTTATTAGCTAAATAAATTGCTTCTTCTGTCTTGTTACATGTATCAATTTTCTTATGATCATCAACTATTTGAATTATAAATTCAAGCATCATTTTTAAAACATGCGACTTAGCAAGTTTTTCTGTACCAGCTCCTTGTCTTAGTTTATTAACCTTATCAACATCAAATTCATAAAACCTAATTACAGTATTAAACAAATCATCAAGATTTTTTGTCTCTGGTTTATAGAGTTGATCAAACGATGTTGCAGGAACTGTAGTGGTCCTTTTTTCAAGCTCTGTCATTGAAGTAAATTGGTTCAGTAATTAGTACAGTTTTAACATCCACATTTGCTTTTACGTTTTTACCACAGTTATTACATTTATAAGTAATGTCTTGGTCAAATCTCATATCAACATCTTGCATATTTTTTTGGTCACATGGGCATTGTACTGTAGCTATTTGTCTATTTTCTTCTATAAACTGCTGTAATCTAATTTTTTGAGCTTTTTCAATAAGACTGTTTTCATAAACAGTGTTTAAAAAGTAAAAAAACAAAACTTGCAATAAAAATGCAAGTGCAAATACGTACCAAAACTTAGATATAAAAATTAACGCAACTAACACACTCACTAAAGTGGTTAGACCTAAAGAAAAGAGTACTCTGTTTAACATTATACAATTTTATCTAATTCCCTACTGATATCAACTATAGCTTTGTCTATTATCTCAAGTCTTCTGCTTGCATATGCTATATGATGTAGGTATTCTTCACGTTTCTTTGGATCCTCTACAATTGCTTGTATGTTATTACCTCCGTGTGATAGTATAGAGCGTAAATTTGATGATGATAAGAACATATCAGATATTACCTCATCTACCTTATCTAAAGGCTCAATTTTTCTTATAGGTGCTTTAGAATTATCATTATCTTTATTAGCATCTAACATTTGCCTTACTTTTAAAGCCTCCGGAGATGTATCCCCTTTACTATTCTTTTTAGCAGTAACGCCCATGGTTTGTCTACTACTGTTGGGCATCATTTGATCTTCAGAAATCAGCTTTTTCATATTAAATATTTAAGGAGATTGTATAAATAATACATATATGAGCAATTACGTCAACAGATTTAAGAGGCTTCTTGTAGAAAAAGATGAAGAACTACAAGATGACATGACAGATCAGCAAGCCATGGCTTCTACTTTAGATAAAGGCACAAATCCTTCAGATCTAGACGTTCAAGATGTACCAGCAGCTGGTGCTCAAATGCAACCAACGTTAAGTGGGGTGCAAAAACAAATGTATGAAGAGTTAAAATCTTGGACAGTAAAAATTGATGAATTTACCAAGTTTTTAAATAGTACAGACCCATCTAGTGTACAAAGTAAATTAAATTCAGCTGAGTCAGATACGCTTTTTGATAAAATAGCAACAGCAGAAACAAAAAAGATTGCAAGAGTAGCTGCTGAACTAATGTCGTTCAACGAACAACTTAAAGGTTACTTAGCTTCAGCAAACGATCCAAAATATAGATATAACTAAGCTCTTTTATTCTTAATATTAGTCAATAATATTTTAGCTTTTAACCCTGAATATGTGTTTTCCAAAACCGTTTCGGGGTTTATACTGTCTTTATTAAACTTAATACAATATTCGTTTACGTCTTTAAAGTTTTTTAACTCTTCTGGCCATATAAAAACGCTTTCACCCTTATCAACAAGTAATATACTCTTTTTTAATGATGCATTATCATTCCATTGATTGTCTAAACACCATACTTTCTTAAAACTTGCAAGTTGACTTATTTGTTTTTGCTGTAATGGTGTAAAAGTACGGGAACTATCTTCGGTAATACCACATACAGCTAACCCATTTTTAATAAAATAAGAGTCTATTGGACCTTCAAATATAAAAACGTGCTCTAAACTTGAATCAATGTTATGAACCCCATAAAGACTCTTCTCACTTTTAACTTTACTCAAGTATTTTGGTCTTATTTTATCATCTGCAGGTAGTAATGTTCTGGTTTGATAATGGATTATATCACCATTAACATCATAAAACGGTAACACCAATCTATTCTTATGTATTTTATCAGTTAATGAGAGATAAAACGTTTTTGGTTTATTAATTGCAGTGTTTAGTCTTCTTTTCTTTAAGTTATCCAAGCATATACTAACAACTGCATTGCTATTATGGAACTTTAACTGATTTAGATCACTTAAGTTAATACAATCATCTGGTAATGAAGGTGTATTAACCTTTTCAATGATTTCCTCCTTAACAATAGGAACTTCAGTGTAATCTAGTTTTTTAATTTCATTAATCACCTCATTAAAAGGTTTACCGGTGAGTTCAATGATAAAATTGAATGCCTTCTTGCTATACCCACAATTATGACAGAATGCAAGCTCCTTTTCAGGTATATAAAAGAATCTAGTCTTTTTACCAAAGCTTTTACCCTCTTTACAAAAGGGGCAACTGCCATTATACGTATTTGTATGTTTATTATAGGTTGGATGACTAACACACCTATAAAAATTCTCAATAATATACTGTTCTGGTACAGGTATCACACCATATTATGTGATATTTCCTTATAAAATCAAGTACGATAACTTACACTACGAATAACATTTGTGCTTTGCGTTGTGTAATCTTGTAAAACTTGGCCGGTTGCTGCATCTTTAATGCTAACCATACCCTTTTTAATAAGGCTACCTGTTACTGGATCGTTGTAACTTACTTGTTCATAGGTTTTACCGTCTGTAGTATGGGTTGTAATCTTAGGCATTACTGTTTCCCCCGTATAAGGTGATCTAATTTTTGTAGGTTCTAAGAACATAATGTATTATTTAGTCTTGTTATTCTTAGAATCCCTGTTTTTCTCGTTATATTGATGCTGTTTATAGCAAATATTATAAACGTTTCCAGGTAATTTATGTGCAAATTCAGCAATTTTATTTTCTAATGCAAAGTCAAATTTTTCTATTGGTATTACTCTGTTAATATTCTTTGGAATAGATAGGAAATAATAGTTCTCAACATCCTTTCTACAAAAAACTAGCATTTCTCCAACGTAAGTACCAGTCCCTATAGCGTAAACCTCTGGAGATTTAGGTATTACCTTGGATTTTCTTTTAAGAAGTCTATTTATAAATTCAAATTTTACCATTGTCTCTGTTAATATCTCTTTAGGGATACTATATTAATTATCGTTATCTGGATTATTTTGATCTTTTATTGAATTATGGATAAATTTGCTCAAATAAGAGCCTAAAGCATCTGCTTCCTGCTGATTCCGAGCAATAATCATTGGTGGAATTGGTTGGCCTTCAAAATTATACCCTAATATTACAAAACTTTTCATAAATTCTTGGCAAGTTGCAATCATTGCATCAAGTTCATTAGCAGTTTGACGTTTTCTGTAATGACTGTCGGGGTTGGTCATTTGAATAACCAAAGCGTCCTTAATAACTTTCATTACATTTGGATCTGGCTGATCTAAAGGTGCTTGTTTTGTGGGTAAAGGAGCTACTGCTGCAGAAGGGGCTGGTTTTTGACTTACTGCTTTCTCTTTCTTTTTATTTTTTAATGATGACTTAGGTTTTTTATTCTTTCCCGCCATGTACTTATTTAAGTGAACTGAAAGGGTTTTTCTTTGCATCATTGTTAACTCCTTTTTGAATTAAATTGCTGATGATAGTTTCAACGCTATCTGTTTTATAATAAGTACCTTTATTAAATAATTGGCCACCGTCATCAATTTCAAATAAAATTTCATTAATTTCATTTTTATTTGTGTAGCAAGTAATATAGATTGAAGTTACACCAGGGTCCACTAATACCGTCCAACGTCTCGGATCAGTATTATTATACGCATTAAACATTTTAAAAACAACAAAGCCACTATCCTTTAGTCGTTTAATAAAATACCCTGCTGTTTTGATTTTATTTGAGATTTTCTTTTCTCTGGCATTAAAATCTTTCTTGTTTTCCATAATTAACCGTTTTTAATTTTTTCTAGGATAGTATCAACAGTTTCTGTTACTTCCCATGTACCGTGAGGAGGTACAAATATAAAAGTTACAAGGTCAATTGTACCATCTTCTCTTGTTGAGTTGCCTTCACGGATTGAAACAACAAGGTCCATGTTGATTGCAATTGCTTCCCCTTTTGCTGCTGGAATTGCATTGGTAAGTTTAAGGATCATTTAATTAATTAAAGCTGATACAATATATGTCAACTTGGTATTGTCTCTACTAAGGGTAACTTTTATTACACCAAATGCTATATTAATAGCAAACTCAATATCTTGACATTTATTGAAGTTTATAAGTCTAAATGTATCAAAATTTATAGGTACTGTCTTAGTTAATGCTGCACCTTCGTATGTATCTGCTAAAACACATTGGAAATTATCTGAATTATGCCTACTCTTATCACCTAACTCCCCGCATATCTTATTATTCTCAAAATATATGTAAAGTTTGTTTGTTTCTGTGGTAAATGATGAACCTTTAAACAAAGAACTTAGTTTAGCTTCTGTTACTTTAAATTTAACATCAAAATTTAATTCATTTATCTTCTTTACGTTAATGGATGGTAATTTAATAATGCCTTCCTCTAGTAAATGGTAGGTAAACTTAAAATTTTCACCTGTATACTTGATATTATTGGTAGTTATCTCTATATCTAACCCATCAACATCAATACATTCAAGTACTCTTGTTAATTTCTTAATATCTGGTATGTTAATACTACGTTCTGAATCAGAAACGCTTTGAGTCTCGGAATAAAGTATTAAAGTTGCATCGCTAGATGCTGTAAGACTTGTAATTTTATCTTTTTCTATCTTAATAATAGTTTTATCATTTAGATTAGATATGGGTCCAAGGACATTACTAATAAAATCCTTCTTACTCTTAATTTGTAACTTCATTACTTATTATAACTTCAAGATTGAACTAAACCACTGTTTGATTGCGATACTTTTTTTTTGGGTAAAGGTTCAGATACCTTAGGTAAACTACCATTCTTAATAAGTTTATCAATTTTATCTTCAATTTTATTAAGTCTATCTGTAATTGTATATAGATAATTCATTACATCATCATACTTTGCGTGTTTATCTAAATCTAATTCTAATTGATTGGTATCAATTGTAGGTTCTGTAGGTGGGTTAAACACTTCAGCTATTGATTGTTGTGGTATCCATTGATTTTCATTTACAATTACTGGTTGTTGTGCTGGTAAGTACTGAGGTACTGGTTGTACTGGCGGTTGTTCCTGGTTAATACGCTGTAAAATTTGCACATCCGGTGGAGGTGCAACGTTTTTAATAATGTTTGTAAGCTCTTGTTTTACTTTTTCACTTCTACGGTTGAGAGTACTGGACGACCCCATTATAGAGTCGTCCAGCTTCTTCATCTCACCGTACGTGGAGCCTAACAAACCGATTAATAGTTCTCTGTGTTCAGCTTCCATTACGCGTTAATATCTAATCCATCTAACAAAGACTTAATATCATCATCATTTGACTTGCTAGTTACTGGGCTGGCAGCTACTGCAGCTGGTTGAGCTACATGAACTGTATCATCTTTAACTATCTTGCAATGATAATGTTCATCTAACATTGTTTTTAGTTCATCTGAACTCTTTAATGTAAAGATCTTATCTAATTCAAACACCCCACCATAGACCTTACCAGCTTTTGCATCATCTACTTCAGGTAATGCACTTGGCATACTAAACTTAGATGAAACATAACTTGGATAATCGCCTTGCTTTTCAACTTTAATCTTTAAGTTACAACCATTTGGACTTAGATCAAAGATACGAGCACCCAATTCATCTGCATCCTCACCTTCAATTGCATCTGTAATAATCTTTTGCAATTGTTTACCGTAACGTAAGATCTTAACCTTACCGTTATTTTCTGGAGTCTTTGGATCGTTAACTACGTAAACATTTACTAACCACTTTTCACTACGACCGATTGACTTTGCCTTTTCCTTTTCAGCTTCTGTACCTGTACGTAATATACGAAAACGTTCTTCTGCAATTGGATCTCTTTCACCAAAAGTTTGAGGACTTAATGCTGCAACGTACTGACCACTTGAGTAGCTGGTCCAACCATGCGTAAAGAAGTGGAAAAAGGTCTTCTTTGGATCCTTTGCAGGTAAAAGTCTTACGGTGTAAGTATTACCTACTTCAGTCTTAAGGATCTCAGAAAGACCCGTATTACTACTCTCTTGTGCTAAAGCACCTTTGATACTTTGGAATATTGAACTATTAATCATATTTGTCATAAATTATCTCTGTATTATACTACCGTTCCAATAGAATTCAACTTATCATATATAGCTGTACAAAGTTTTTTAGCTTTGCTGCTACTGTAGTATTTTGTTCTATAAAAATTAAGGTTTGAAAAGGTGTCTCCAAAAGTAAATTCTTTTATTTCCCTATCATACGTTTTAATTACTTTATCAAAATTAGGAAAAATAAATAAAGCATAAACTATTACATTTCTTGACTTAACATGCATTAAAAAGTCATGCCATTGGCTGTTAGGCTCTTTACAGTTAATATAATCTTGAAGTTTAATATTTTTATTTTTGCAAAAATTATAGATAAATAAAAAGCTATCTTTAATTTTTAAAATTGTTTGCTCGTGATCTGGGTTTTCAGGTAAAAATTTTGTCTCATATATTGTATACGCTTTTATTGCTTTTTGAGATGTAAAGTACTTTAATTCAAAAAACTTTTCGTTATGTACAAAATAAGGAGCTTCAAAAAAGTCTTTAATATTTATATTTTCAAATTTACTAAAGAAATAAGACAATTTAGCAACTATTGCATACTCTTCCTTTTCTTCAAACCCGTCAAAATCTTTCCTGTAACGGAAGGGCTGCCCGTTAAGCTTACGAGATGTCTCAAGATAACAGTTATAGATATATTGTTCTTTTTGAGTCACAATATATTATAAAAAAGTTCCTATTTTTTACCAAAATCTATTGTCTTTTTATTAATAATTTTGGTAATGTACTTACTTTTAGTAATTGATGGTTCAAACACTATAAACTTTCTAAGTGCTTCAAAATCACTTGGTTCTGAAATTGCAATTTTATACAATTTCCTTAACTTTTCATCTTGTAAAATTTTAGTAAAAATAGTAGCAAAATTTATTTTCTTACCGTAATATAAAAAGCAAAATGTACAAAAACTGTAAAATGAATGTACCAGTTCCCTATCTTCTATTAGAAGATGAGGAGAACGATTTGTAGTACTTTCGTTTATCATCATGGCTTTATAAACGTATTTACAAAGCCTTTAAACGTATATCAACTTTTATTGCTCAGCATTGCTAACGTATTAGTTATACTAGACTGGTCTCCTATATTAGATAATGAATCATCCTCTGATACTGTTAACGTATTATAATCTAATCTCATGGTAGTTATACCATGATTCATACCAAACCTATTCTTCATCATACCTAATTTAACTACACCCAATTCTTTATCTTCTTCATCTTGGAATATACTAACAATAACGTCTGCAGTTGCAGCTAATCCAATACTCTCACCAATAGTTTCTAATCCAGGGCTATTAGTATTATAACCACTTCTATTTAACTGAGTTGCTGTAATAAATGGGCAATTAAACACGTAAGTTAAAGCTCTAACTTGTTCAGTGGCATACTTAACCCTTTCATAGCTATTATTACCTAATGTACTTTTTACTAAGTTAATATAGTCTAATATTACCGCATCAATTTTAATACCTTTATTAACTAAATTTTTAATAAAACCTTGTATCTGAGTAGGAGTAACAGTACTAGGTGGAAACTCTTTAATTAGAATTCTACAACCTGGGCTATTTTTACTAATCTCATCTATTTGCTGCTTTAATGTAATACTTTCAGTTTTTAAATCTCTAATTGGTATTTTAGTAATGTTAGATGATAGACGTTTTGCATAAACTAACTCACTCATTTCTAGTGTAATGAGCAATACTGTCTTATTTTGACTTGCAATATTTGAAGCAATATTACCTAAAAATATAGACTTACCTACATTAGTTTCGCCTGCAAAAATATACAATGCTCTACCTTTTTGCAAGAACCCACCGTCTAATTTATTATCTAACCACTTCCAACGACTTGGTATGGTAGGTTGCTCAGTATTAATATCATCTATTACCTTACTAAAATCGTTAAACAAGTCTAAACCAATATCAGTTTTAAGGTTAATGTTACAACTTTTTTCAAACTTATCTAAAATAAAACTTGTATCAATTCTACCAGATGATACATCTTCTGCAACGTCCAACATTGTATTATAAATTGCCTTTTCTTTGATATATCTTTCAGTATTTTCTACTAACTGATCATCATTAAAGTTTTTATCAATATTTGTAAAATTACGAATTACAGACTTAAAAGACTCTTTTACTTCTTCGGTATTAATGTACGCTTTTAACTCAGTAGTGGTAGGCACATTATTAGTTTTAATATAAAAAGCTTTTATTATACCAAAAATAGCTTTTATATTTTTATCCTTAAAGAATTCTGGCTTAACATGATCTATAATGTTAGCTAGATACCTTTCATCAGTAAGAGACTTATACACGAGTATATTCTCAAACTCATCTAAATTGAGTTTTAATTCCATATTTTACCTATTATAACTACGTACCCTTAAACTGTCAACGTCTTATTTAAATACTTGTTATACTTTTCTAAAAAGTATGCTTGACCAGATTTCCATTCATCTGAAATATTTCGTAAGCCTGGTGAGTTATGTACAATAGGAATATCACCAATACCAACCTTTAATTTACGTATGCTGCAATCTAATGAAAACATTAAATCATAAAAATGAAATTTTGCTGGGTTTTTT